CAACCTTTTCTTTAAATTTTTCACGGGAGAATATAAACGTTGTCTTGTCCTCGATGCGAATTCCAAACTTCGTAAGAAGCTCGCCTTGTCCTTCCCATCCTTCAACATTATTGACATAGGCACGAATCGCTTTGGCACTTTCAAATTTGCCATCAGAGTCCTCTCCGAAGACACTATCACGGTTGACAATAGTTCTCGGCACGTAGTAAATATCTTGACCGTAAATTTCAATGCTCTCTACAACTAAGTTTTCCATGAACTTCTGCTCTTGAGCAGAACCATTAATGTTTAATCTAGCAGAATTACTATAGTCCGACTGAACGTAATCCTGTGCTGGTGTATTAGAATATGCCATATCAACCGACTAAATCCATAGGTGGTAACTCATAACGATCACGCAGTTCTTTTTCAAGATCTGTTTTAAAAGTAGATGCATCCTCAAGGATTTGACGACCATTAAGTGTAACACCACCTAACATTTGAATGCCATCATACTTACTTAGGTTACGACCCCACTGTTGTTGGAACAATGCTTCCACATAATCCTTCAACCAGTTATCATTATACATGGAAGTATAAGTTTCTGGGTCTTGACGCATATTACAATCAACCATAATATAATCACCTGGTGATATATCTTTCCAATCAAAATCCATATAAAGTCTACCTTGCTGCTCGTTCCATTTAATTCTACGATTTGCTTGAGAGTTGGTTACCCAATCTAAAGTCTCAAGATATTGAGAAGTCATAAAGTAATGTAGAATACGACCATGTGTCATATTGTACATATCATTCAAGAAGAGTTGGTATTTAATATTGAATATATTACCACCAGACATTTTCGACATACCAATATTAGTATACACATGATTGATACCTAGCATTCCTGGAGGTGTATCAATATAATTATCTGCACCATACCAATCAGTAGAACCTTCTTGTGAGAATCCTTCTGCCTGATCCAACATAGCCTGTGTAACTTCAACTCTCATGAAAGTTTTATAACTTCCATTGTAATGATATTCCTGATAGTAATCAATTGCTTCTTCAATTAGATCATCTAGTTGCTCAGTAGCAACGTTAATGTCTATCGTAGGATATCCTAACCTACGCAGAGCATAATCTCTTATCTCAGTTTTAGTTGCTGGTCTTGTAGCTGACATTTATCTTAAGCGAATGATTGGATAGTCAAGTTAGTAACATCATTAGCACCAACGGTTTCTCCTTTCTTGAAGAACCCATTAACATTATCAACGGTGACTGAAGTAGCACCTAGAGCAGTGATAACTCCTGTTGAACCTGAAGTACCACCTGTAACGGTTGCACCAACTTCCATCGTTGTGATGTCAGCAAGTGCGAAGGTTGCATTAACGAACACGGTTGAAACATCAACAGATGCACCGTTACCATGAATTGCTGTAGCATCAAAAGTAAGATCAGCAGCACCACCACCACCTAATTGAGCATCAGCAATAGTTATTGTTTCATCAACAACGAATCCTGTACCGTCATCAGTAGTAACAATAGTTGCCCCACCACCAACTGCAATCACAACAGTGAATGTTGCTCCACTACCAGATCCTCCTGTACCATAATCAGAAGCACCAATACTATATGTACCAGGAGTCCTTGCTGCATCAGCAGCACCAACGTTTCCTGTAGTCTTAATACCTGAAGCATTAGCATTAGCGATTACTAAAGTATCTCCAGAACTAAATCCAGTACCAGCATCATTGATAGTGACGTTAGTGATTGCACCACCAGAGGTTGTGATATCAACAGTACATGAAGATCCACCACCACCTGTCACTGCAACACCAGTTGCATTACTATATCCAGTACCACCTGATAATGTACCTAAGTTAAGAGCATCAACACCACCAAGATTAGGGTTAGCAATAGTTAATGTATCACCAATTTCATATCCAGAACCAGCAGCATTTAATGCAATACCTGTTATAACATCACCAGTTATAGTGGTATCAACAGTTAACCCAGAACCAGTACCTCCACTCGTAGCAACTCCAGTTGCATTACTAAATCCACCAACACCATTGTTAGAAATGGATCCAAGACTTACAACAGTTCCTGGTGTAGGATCTCCAGATAAATTCAGTACTAGAGTAGTTGAAGTTGAAAGATTACTAAGCATTGCACTCAATTGCTCAAATGCATTATCAAGTTTTGCTTGTACCCTTGCTTCTGTATAATATTGATTAGTTCCTTCAGAAAGATTAGTTGTAGATTTACTTGATAAATCTAAGTTTGCTCCAGTAGCAGCTGCAACTCTTACATTTGCTCTTGCGTCTGTATAGTAAAGATTTGTTGAACCTTCAGATAAGTCATCAGTATCAGCAGCAGCAATTCTTGCGTCTGCTCTAGCGTTAGTAAAGAATACGTTAGTGGATCCTTCAGTTACGTTATCAGTATTGATGTCTCCCTGAGTAACACTAAGAGTACCACTATTATGTGTGATACCTGTGCCATATGTAAAGTGAGTCCTTGTACGAGCAGCAGTAGTGAATAGGTTTGTAGAACCTTCTGTTACATTATCTGTGTTGATATCTGCCTGTGTTACAGAAAGAGCACCTGAACCATCATGTGTGATACCAGTACCATATGTGAAGTGTGTTCTGGTTCTTGCAGCAGTAGTAAAGAGGTTAGTAGAACCTTCTGTTACATTATCGGTATTAACATCTACCTGTGTAACTGTAAGAGTATACGTTCCAGCAGTATCATCATAAACCTTAGTGATACCTGTACCAGCGACTATAAGAGCATTAACTCTATCATCAACTCTTTCATCTGTGTAGTATAGATTTGATCCTTCTGTTAAAGCACCAGTATTATGATTGCTAATATCAGATACTTGACCAGTTACATTACCAGTTAAAGCACCAGTAATAGCAGTTATATTTGCAGCGTCTGCAAAGATTCCTTGCCATCTAACAGAAGATGTACCAAGATCGTATGTGCTATCTGCAGCAGGATTAAGATCTTTAGCAGTAGAAGTAGCACCTGTAAGATTACCAACTAAATCTGAAGTAATCTCATTAGCAGCAAAGTCACCAGATCCGTCACGTATGACTAAGTTGTTTGATGCGTTACTACTTGCAGAAGCAACGTTAATTGTTGTGTTACCTGATATACCATCAGGATTAGTAAGTGTAATACCAGAGGATGCTGTAACAGAGAATGTTCTATGAGCATAAGTATTTGCTGCAGTCCTGACCATGTACCCAGTACCAGACTGTGCGGCAAGTGCAGTTATATCAGCATCATCGTAAGTAGTTGTAAGAGTGACAGCAGCACTACCATCAATGGATACATTACCATTTACAACACCATCAATTGTTAATACTCTAGCAGTCTTCCAAGTATCAGCAGTAGATGCGTTACCTAAGAATCCAGCACCAGCACCAGCAGCACTAGCAGCAGTGATTTGATTAGCAGCAAAGTCTCCAGAAGCATCACGATTAACAACTGTAGATGCTGTATTAGCACTTGCAGTTGTCATATTATCAAGATAATCAACGTTTAAGTTGTTAACTTTAGTGGTAGAAGCAATAGAGAGTGGAGCAGTACCAGTGCTTAGATTTGATATAAACTGACCATCAACTGTTATAGTACCATCTACATTTACATTATTATCAACGTCAAGTGCAGTACCAGCAGCAGTAAGATTTAAAGTACCAGCACGAAGAGCACCATCTGTTCCAGCTAATACTTCTGAGGTATTAGTTGCATCTGTTACGAATGAGAATTGGTTTGCTGATCTGTCGTATCCAAAGAACCCAATTTTAGCAGAGCCGTCGTAATAACGGAACTCAACACCACGATCCTTAGCATCGTTAGACGCTGGTGCTGTGTCACCACCCAAAGTAATAATAGGGTCATCGAGAGTTGTGACCGTACTATTAACAGTAGTTGTTGATCCATTGACTATTAAGTTACCTCCAACTGTAAGGTCATTATGGAATTCACCATCACCCGAACTGTTAGTAACAGTAAAGGCAGAACGTGCATTACCAGCATCATATACTACAAAGTTTCCACCAACGTATGTGTTCTTATCAATCGTTGCACCACCAGAAACTTGAAGAGCAACTGAACTATCTGCAAGAGATGATGCATCTTGTGTATTACTTACAACTAAATTACCTGAAATATCAGCATCGTTATTAAGATCTAAAGTACCAGTTAATTCTGTGTTTCCGTAAACTCTAGCTGCACCACCAACTGCTAGATTTCTTGCAATACCAGCACCACCAGAGAATCTTGCAGAACCATCAGCAGCGTATGATCCTGTTAGAGTTTGCTCTGTGTTGTTTGTTGCTGTAACTACACCTGAAACACCAAAGGTGTCATTGATCTGTGTAGCATCACCAACGGTTAATGTACCAATAATATCTGTGTTACCACTTGTATTGATGACTTTAAACTTATAGTTGTTGCTACCATCTCTAACTGAGAAGTCATTATCAATAGCAGTTACACCATCAACACTGAGACTACCTTTAATTAATGTATTACCATTATCTGTATCAACTGTAAACTTATCAGTACCAGAACCATTCTGAATAGCAAACTCTTCATTAGCAGCATTAATAATGAGTGACTCATTAATAGTTGTTTGACCTTGTAATGTAGTAACACCATCAACATTAAGTGTTGTATTAAATTCTACATGTCCATCAGCAGTTAATGTACCTTCTATATTTGTATCACCAGTAGCATTATCAACAAAGAATTTATCTGTTGTACCAGAACGAACAGCAAAGTCTGCATCAACATCAACAGTACCATTAAATTCTGAATTACCATTTTGTACTAGATCACCTTCAGATGTAATATCTCCTGAAGCACCTAGAACTTGGAACTTAATTGAATCACCATTATTTTTCTTACCTACAAAGAAACCTTCTCCAGATCCTGTACCACCAACGTGTAGTGAGGTGTTAACACCAGCACCACCAAAGACTCTCAAGTTAGAAGTGTTGTGGTTTGAATAACTCGGTGTATATGCAGCAACAGAACCAGTACGTAGTTTATATCTGACAGATAGATAGTTCCTTAAACCATAGTTCTCAGTTGCGTCTTCTTGCTGGTTAAAGTCACCGTTAAGATATAAGTCACCGTTAAAGAGAACGTCCTTCTCAAAGTATCCACCACCATCTACTCTCAATGCACCGTAGTCAGAATTTCCAATTGTATGTGGAGCACCAGATACAATATCAGGATTGTCTGTAGATTCAAAATGAACTAGGTCAGCAACATTTAATTTACCTTCAGTATTAGTATCACCATTATCTGTATCAACAACAAACTTATCTACTCCAGCAGCAGTTTGAACTTTAAAGGTTTTATTATCTGCTTTAACTATAGTCTCATCTGATACTGTTAGAGTACCAGCAATAGCAGTATTACCAGATGCTGCTACAACATTAAACTTATTAGAATTGATGTTAAGGTTGTTAGTTATATCAACAACACCATAGAATGATGCATTACCAGTTGTTGATTGTAGTTCTACTCTAGTAGTTCCACTACCATTGTTTAATTGTAGAACCTTAGAAGCACCTTGAATAACAATATTATCATCATGGAGGGTTGTACCATGAACAGTTAGGTTGGTATCAATATCTACTGAACCACCAATATTAACATCATCTCCAATACCAGCTCCACCAGCAACTACTAAGTCTCCAGTAGTATTAGATGTTGAGTTAGTATTAGTTGTAAGTTTTAAGTTACCAGCATTGATCCCTGCATCTGTTCCAGAGAATACCTCTGCGGAATTTGTGGCATCGTAGAGGAATGAGAACGTTCCTGAATGGCCTCCAAGATCAGTGGTCGAATCGTCGTAACCAAAGAATCCAACTCTTGCTTGTGTGTCGTAATATCTGAATTCAACTCCCCTATCCTTACCATCATCTGAACCTGGAGCAGTATCACCGCCAAGAGTAATAATAGGATCATCCAACGTAGTAACGGTTGAATTAATTGTTGTAGTCGTTCCATCAACTTGTAAATTTCCTCTTATAGTTACTAGACCTGTAACATCTCTATCATCATTAGGGTCAATTAAAATATCACCAGTACCACCCATGTAGTTACCTTGGAACCTTAAGTTCTCTACATGAACTTTACCACCAGCATCTGATGCATCTATATCAACTACATCTTCTGCAGAAATAGTTACTGTACTTGTACCAGTACCAGAGTTGGTTGCAAGTATACTTAATGATCTAGCAGATGTTGAGTTCTGTGTAGTCTGGAATGTTAAATTGCCATCTCCAGTCTTATCTAAAGTTTGTGCAACCGCCCCATCGAGGGTAATGTCTGCATCACTGAAATAAAGTCTTGCGTTAATATCAACTTCTCCAGCA